ATCTCAATTTTCTTCTGTTTTTTCTAATGCTGCCAATAAAATTTCATCAGGAGTAAAAGGAATAAGTGATAAATTGAGCACTTCAATGTCTCCAACTGCTCAAGTAGTAACTGCTGATAAAACTTTAAAATCTGTTATTGCTAATGCTAACAGTGCCGCAGATACTTTTGCTGAATCAGTAAAGGATTCGCCACTAGCTAAATTTAATCCAAAAGCAGATGATCCACTTGTGAATTCTTTAGTTACAGTAAAAAATTTAGTAGTTGGATATGCTGAGGATTTCAAAAAATCTGGAACATTGGATAAATTAAAATCTTATGGTTCATCTTTAGAAACATCATTTAAAGGCATAGAAAATAAATTACGAGAAACTAAATCTGAAGATGTTGCTAAAGCACTAGGTATAAATGTAGAAAAATTAGATAGAATAAATGAAATAAAATTATCTCAATTGAAAGAAACATCAGAAAAACTTACTTTAAATTTAGCAGCCTCATTAAAAAATGGGTTAAGACTAGAAAATGTTCCTGCTGATAAATTTTTAAATATTCCTACTGCAGCACCAGATACAAAAGCACCAGAACCTGTAGTGTTAAATATGGACTTGATAAATCAAAATTTAGAAAGAGCTTTCGGTGTTAATTCAAAGGACAAGATCCCAGGATTTGTCCCCCCTCAATTGATTAATGATCTTAAAGGGTCAGCTAAACAATTTGCTCAAGCTATAGAATCTTCAAGACCACAAATAGAAGCAGATGTTGTGGCATTTAAGGGCAAAATGGAGTCTGTTACTGAACAAATAAAAAATGCTACAGGAAAATTTCAACAATCAGCAGAATCATTTAAAAGTAATCTGAATGAATTATCAAATAAAGTTGCTATTAATTTATATGGTAATAAATCCAGTGAGTCTCCATTAGATAAAATAATAAATTCATAAGAGATAACAATGCCAATTGATAAACGATTACGAGGTAACCTAGGATCCCCAGGTCCATATTTAGCGGAAGTTACAAACTATTTGGACACTACTTATATGGGTGGGTTAGAGGTTGCTTTAATTACCGCAGTACCGAACTCTGTTTTTAGTAAAGGTGAAACTTTTCATGTAAAATATTTAAGTCCATTTTCTGGAAGTACATCTGCTAGATTTGAAGGAAATAACAGTAGTGATTTTAATGATTCACAAAAAAGCTATGGATTTTGGATGGTTCCTCCTGACATAGGTAACAAAGTTATGGTTATTTTTATTAATGGTGATCCAAATCAGGGTTATTGGATGGGTTGTGTAAACGATCTTTATCAAAATCATATGATTCCTGGAATTGCTGCTAGTAAACAAGTTAGTTCTACCCCCGAACAACTAAGACGTTTTGCTACAGATTATCTTCCAGTAGCAGAATACAATAAAAAAACCTTTGTGGATAATCCAAATGTTTCTACTTTGAAAAAACCATTACATCCTTTTGCTGAAAGATTGTTAGCACAAGGTCTTATACAAGATAAAGTAAGAGGAGTTACGTCAAGTTCAGCTAGACGAGAAATTCCAAGTAATGTATACGGTATAAGTACGCCAGGACCAATTGATAGAAGTGCTGGAGCAAAAAAGGGGAAAGTTGGTTATGTTGATGGGCAAACTGGTATAAAAACCGTTCCAGTAAGTAGATTGGGCGGATCAACCTTTGTCATGGATGATGGTGATTTAAATGGAAATAATGAACTAATTAGGATACGTACTAGAACAGGACATCAGATTTTATTACATAATAGCCATGATTTAATTTATATAGCCAATAGTAAAGGAACTGCGTGGGTAGAATTAACAAGTAATGGGAAAATAGATATATATGCTCAAGATAGTATTAGTATTCATTCTGAAGTAGATTTTAATTTTAGAGCAGATAGAGATATTAATATAGAAGCAGGAAGAAATATCAACTTGAGATGTATAGAAAAAGCTGAATTTAATATATTAAAGGATTTTAAACTTATTGTAGGCGAAAATCAACAGATATCAATAGGAAAAAATAAAAATGAAACTATTTTGGAAGAATCAAAATTAACAATAGGAAAAGATTTTAATGTTAATATAGATCAAAATTTATTCCTTACAACATCTGATGATATTAATTTTGTGTCAAAGGGTGATATGTTTCAAGGATCGAACGGTAATTTTCATGTAAAATCGGATGGATTTTATCGAGAAACTGCTTCTAGGATAGACATGAATAGTCCATCTAATGTTGCTAGTTTTCCGACTTACTCTACCACTGCGACTATACCAACGTTATTGCCTACATTTAATTTACCTAATAGAAAACAATCTGTGGGGTGGGCAGATGGAAAGTTCTTTAAAACAGATGATATAAACAGTATTATGCTTAGGGTGCCAACGCATGAGCCTTGGGATCATCATGAAAATAATGATCCAGTAAAATATAGTTCAACTGGTACAAATGTAGGATAAATATCAATATGCCATTCAAATCAATTGAAATAAATGATAGACAACAAGTCAATCAACAACCTGTCAAAAAAAATCAATTCTATAAGGGATTTAGTTCTATTAACGAAAGTGTTGAAGGAACTAAATTATATGATTTAGATTTAATAAAACAAGATCTGATAAATCATTTTAGAACAAAAAAAGGTGAAAGAGTAATGAATCCAAATTTTGGATGTATTATTTGGAATCTACTTATGGACCCTTTGACAGAACAAACAACAGAATTATTAAAAAACGATATTAATAAAATTTGCACTTCTGATCCAAGAGTAACTCCAATTCAAATAGATTTGACTGAATATCCTAATGGTTATTTGTTAGAATTAACATTGCTTTTAAATGGTACTGATCAAACGTCAATTATGAAATTAGCTTTTGATCAGACACTAGGTTTAGTAACACAATAATATACATAGTTTATTATATTATAAATAATACAAAAGATTATGATTCCAAATACAAACAATAAACTATTAGTAACTGAGGATTGGAAAAAAATATACCAATCTTTTAGAAATGCTGATTTTAAGAGCTATGATTTCGAAACACTTCGAAGATCAATGATTGCCTATCTTCAAGAAAATTATCCTGAAGATTTCAATGATTTTATCGATTCAAGTGAATATATTGCTTTAATAGATTTAATCGCATTTTTGGGTCAAAATTTAAGTTTTAGAATAGAGCTTAATGCTAGGGAAAACTTTTTAGAAACCGCACAACGTCGTGATAGCATTTTACGTTTAGCTGAATTAATAAGTTATATTCCAAAAAGAAATGTTCCAGCCAATGGGTTATTAAAAATTACTAGTATATCTACTACAGATACTGTTATTGATTCCAATGGTATAAATTTGGCAAACTCTTATGTAACTTGGAATGATTCTTCTAATTTAAATTGGTATCAACAATTTTTAACTATTTTAAATTCAGCAATGCTGGGATCTTTTTCATTTGGTAAACCAAATGATAGAAAGGTTATAAATGGAATTTTAACTGAACAGTATAGAATAAACAGTTCAAATACTGATGTGCCAATATTTTCATTTAGTAAAAATGTCAATGGTATAAACATGGATTTTGAAATAGTCCCTGCTTCGATATCAAATTCTACTTCTATATATGAAGAAGATCCAAGACCAAGAAATACTTTTAGTTTATTGTTTAGAAATGATAATCAAGGTTCAGGAAGCTCAAATACTGGATTTTTTACAATGTTCAAACAAGGAACTCTTGGTTTGACAAGTTTCACCCTAGATACTCCAGTTCCAAATGAAATCGTAGGTATTAATATATCAAATATCAATGATACTGATATATGGTTATGGCAACTTGATTCTAATCAAAATTATGATACATTATGGAAAAAAGTTCCAGCAGTTACTGGAAATAATATAATTTATAATAGTTTAAATAAAAATGAAAGAAAGATTTACAGTATTTCATCAAGAGATCTAGATCAGATTGATTTGAATTTTGCTGATGGAAGTTTTGGTGATTTACCAAAGGGATCTTTTAGGATTTTTTACAGACAAAGTAATGGTTTAACTTATGTTATAAAGCCTGAACAAATGTCAGGAATTCAGATAGAAATTCCATATTTTAATAAAAATGGTCAAAGTCATACATTGACAATGATAATGTCATTACAATATATTGTCAATAATAGCTCAGGTCCTGAAAGTAATGAAAATATACAAAATAAAGCACCTCAGTCATACTATGTACAAAATAGAATGATAACTGCTGAAGATTATAATATTGCTCCATTAACATTGGCCAATGATATATTAAAAGTGAAAAGTGTAAACAGAATCTCTAGTGGAATAAGCAAATATTATGATTTAAACGATTCTACTGGAAAATTCGGAAGCACAAATATTTTTGGTGCGGATGGAATTTTATATAAAGATCAAAAGGAAAATAGTTTCAATTTTGAATATACAAATAGAAATGAAATTTATGATGTTTTAAAAAATAAAATAAGTCCTATAATATCTTCTAAAGAAATGAGATCATTTTATATAGAAAATTATGAAAAAATAGATCTGGCTTCTTTAAATGTCACATGGAAACAAGTTATAAAAACATCGAAAGAATCAAATGGTTATTTTGAAGATTTATCCGCAGTACCAAGTCCAGTAAATGTTGGCTTGTTTGGTATTAATAATTTAAAATATATTACTGCTGATTCTTTAGTCAAATTTGTGCCTCCAAAAACAAATTCTGGCTTGGATCAATATTTTTCAGCAAATGGAAGAATAGTTCAAAAACAATCTAGTACAACCAGAAATTATATATGGGCAAAGGTCGTTCAAGTTATTGGT